AAAGCCTTTATAATCGCTTTCTTCTCCTCGGTGTCCCCGAAGTTTTTCAGATCCTCCGCATATTGCTCCTTTATCAAGCCGACGGTATCGCCCTGCATCTCGAGCAATTTTAATTTCCCGGTCTTCTCAAGCTCCGTCCGGTCCTCGATGGCCTTCGTGTTATCGTCTTTTATTTTCTTCAGATTATCAGCCCGGGCCGTCTCCGCCTTCATGTCGGCGGTCTGGTTTATAAAAAGCTGCGCCTGCGCGAGCTCCTGCGCATTTGTGATTTTCTCCTTCGCCTCGGCAAGGCTGGCCTGCCGCTCCCGCTCGATTCCATCGAGCTCGTTATCCACGACCGCGTTGTACTGCCCTTCCATTTTTTTATAGAGCTCGGTCTTCTCGACGAGAGCGGTATTGACGTTTTCCGTTTTTGCCGCTTCCTTCGCAAGCTCCTCGTTATACGCTTTCGCCGCGAGGGTAATATTGCCGGTCTCCCTTACCAGGTCGTTGATGCGTTTCAATTGCTTTATCCGCGCCGCATCATTGCCACTCACAATGAAGCCGTAGTCCTCCGCCATTGCGGAGAGGTGCTGGATGAGCGCCTTTTCGGATACCATACTGTTTTTCTGTAAATCAATAAACATGTCAAGAGTCTTGCGCTCGCGTCCGGCCCGCGCTTCCATGCGGTTAAACAGCCCCTCAATTTCCTCTCCGAACATATTTAATTTTTCCCTATCACCCGCCGCTTTCTTTATGTTGTCCATCCACATTTTAACGCCGAAAAGAGCGGCTACCACAACGCCGGCGGCAGCTATCAGCGCGGTAAACGGATTTGTCGCCATAGCTATCGTTATACCTATAAACGCGGTTTTCAGTATAGCGAAGGCGGCAACAAGGGATTTTATTACCAATATGGATTTTCCTATAACAAGCACGACCGGCCCCAACACAGCCAGAAACGCCACAAATCCAAGTACGATTTTCTTCGTTGTCGGGTCAAGATTTGTAAAAAATGTTATTACCGATTTCACCGCATTGCCAAGGCGAACAAATATCGGGACGACCTTATTCTGAATAAGCGGCACGATCATCCCGTTCAGCAGCGGGAACAGGGACACGGCGAGGTTCCGCCACAGGGCGGTCGTCTGCGCCCGCAGGTCCACCATGCTGTCGCGGTATTTCTTGGCTGCCTGGATGGACTCCTCGGACATCACGATGCCGAGCTCGTGCGCCTTCTTCCGCATCTGCTCCACCTCGGCACCGGTGAGTTTCAAGACAGGCGTCAAGGCGCCCGCGCCCCGACCGAATATCTGCATGGCGATCGCGTTGCGCTGGGCGATGTTCGGGATGGCATTCAACCTCGAGAGGAACTCCGGAAATAACTCATCCATGCTCCGCATGTTGCCGTGGGCGTCGTAAATGCTCATGCCCAACCGCTTCAGGGCTTCCTTCGTTTTTTCGGTGCCGATTTCCGTCCCTGAAAGCTGCTTTGAAAATTTAAGGATGGCATTAGCCATGTCTTCGACCGAGATACCCGACTTCTTCGCTACGTAGTCAAATTCCTGCAGCGCCGTTTTAGAAAGGCCGCTCTTCTGCTCAAGGTTTATCAACTCCTGAGCATAGGCGCCCGTCTTATCCGCGACAATAGCCAAGGTTGCACCCAGTCCCACGAGCGGGGCGGTAACGTACTTCGTCAAGGTGGTGCCTGCCTTCACCGACTGCCGGCCGAATTTCGTCAGCGCCTTGTCCGCCTTCTCGAGGTCGCCCTCGATGCTCTTAAGGCCTTTCTGGAGCGCCTCGAGGCCGTTCGCGCTTATCTGGCCGGCAAGTTCAAATATCTTCCTCATTTATTTTTCCTCATTTATTTTTTCTTCTCCTGATCTTCATTTTCGAAATTCTCTTGACCACATCGTCCGCCCGCAGCACAAGTATTTTTTTCTGTTCTTTTGTCATCTTCGTATTTTCATCGGCAAGCCCTAAATGCTTTATAAACTGATTGTAAGAATTTCTCCCGCCCGCCCCCATGAGATAAGCGTTAAAGGCCGCCGCCTGCATTGCAGTCCTGTTCGCATCATACTTTTCTTTCTCTATCTGCCGGGCAAAAAACAAGCATTCGGAAAACTCAAGCCTTCTGAAATCATCTTCCGAAAGCCGCAGATAATATCTTACGGCTTCTTCTTGCTCAATGATTGATCTGCGTAGCCCCGCATCTTCTTGTATAGACGCAAGGCACCAGTAAAAAAATCGTTCGCTTCCTCCGAATCGGTTAGCTGTTCAAGTATTTTTATTTCCGTATCGAAGGGGAGTTCATCAAACTCTTCCGGCGTTTTTTCAACAAGCGACGCAAACCATTTCCGCATATCATCGCTCAGTGTTTCCAGAAGCATTTTCAATACCCGCAGGCCTATAACGGCAAAACTGGTATTGTCAGCCTTGTCGGATTTCACCGCGCTTTCATTCGGCGAAATAAAATTAAGCAAGTTATTATCGCCTAATTTGTCCGCCAGCTTCTTGACCATTTCCGCAAGGACAATTCTGTCTTTGACTTTCAATGCCCTGATTTTAATGTCAGACATTTTTCACCCCAAGAGAAAGCGAAAGAGGGGCCAAGCGGCCCCCGCCTCCGTCGTTTATTTATGCGCCTTCCGTTGTCAGTTCAACATCCTGCGGGAAGAGTATTTCCCACGGCTCCGTATCAAGGTCGGACGGGTCAAAATGCGCCTTGACTTCCAGTTTGCACACCGCCTCGTCGTTGTCAACCATGCCGAGTTCGAAATTACCCGAACCCAGCGCGTTGCTGATTATGCAGACAATCGGCTGAGCCGAACCGGATACCTCGCCAACAAGAGCGATATTGTCCTTATAATCAGTTGTGGCAATCTGCAAAGCCCGCGTAATGTCATCATGCGTCGGTGTTCCATAATCAGCTTTCGCCGCTCCCGGAAGCGCCATGCGTATCAGATACGTTGACCACTCGACCATATTCAAAGTCATCTTCGCGTTGACCTTCGTAATCCGGTCGCAGCCCTTGACCGGCCCTTTCGCTCCATCGACAGGCATTTCCCTAATTTCCTGTTCGATTGTAAAGGTGCTGCCGCCGCGTGTCGCGCCGATACATAACCCCATATCGGTCAAATCCGTAAACCCCACATAAACCTTCCCGGAATCAATGACGAACCTGTCCGGCGTGTCCGACGTTACCCCGTGATACCGTGCCATAATAAACCCCTTTCTTTAAAGTTAATCTCCTGATGTTGTTGATACGTAGTCAGCGAAGTCTTGTCTGCCTGCCCTTGCCATAAACTGCAGATTATAGCGAATCTGCCGCGGGTCCCCCTCCTCCATCGGGCTCCCGTCAAAATAAAAAAGACGGATATTGTTGTATCGTGCATGAGTAAGCTTTTTCCTGTCAAGTAACAATTTTATTCTCGCAGCGGCCTTTCTCGAGTCAACGCGGCTTTTATCGTTATCGTAATAATCAATGAAAACCGCAAAACTTTCTACGGCAATATTGTCGGTCGCCGAGGGAACTATCCTCACCACGATGTACGGCATCTCCGCGTCTTCCGGGGCCTCGTCAGAAAATATCGCCGGCTCCCCCGCGTATGTCTCGACCAGGGCGGCCAGTTGGTCGTCATCCGCCAGAAACGTTATTAAGGATGATTCAAACATGCGTCCTCACCATGGCTCGCTCAATATCCTTTCCACCTCGGGCGTCTCCTGTTCAAATGTCGGGAAGATCACCGGGTGCGGTGTTATCTTCCCCGCGCTTACCTCCCACCCTTTATGCCCCATATAATTTTTCACGACCCTGTGCTGCGTCCCCATCTCAAGCAGGTGCGCATGAGATGCCGGCGGGCCGTATCCGACCAGCACAGCATGGGGCAGTTTCTTGTAACCAACGCCTTTCTGCAGGTTTCTCGTATGCTGCTTCCATTGCTTTTTTACGTTTTCCTTCAATTTCTCTGCCACATGTTTGGCTGCCGCGATAAGTTTATTATTCTCAGACCTCTCGAGATCCTTTATAACCTTGTCTATATACAGTTTAAGCATCAGCGCAGCTCCTTGCAGGTGACAACCTTCACAATCCCCCGCTCCTGGATGTCCTCTATCGTCAGGATCTCGAACGTTCTTGATCCATATAAAAACCGATTATTCTTCTCGTCAACATCAATCAGGCCCCGTATTTTTATCAGGTGTGTCGCATCGACCCCGACGCTCTTGTTCTCAAACTGTTGCCGCGCCTGAATCGGACTTATCGCTGCCGGTATCATGTCCCCCGTTGTCCATTTCTGTGTAAACCCGCCTTCACCGTCAGCCGTTCGCGCCAATGTCTGGATATAAACATAACTGCAACACTGAGAAGCCAGTGTCTTTCTTCCTTCCCTGTTGTAATATCTTACCTCGCTCATACAGCCTTAAACCTATGAGTCAAATATCTATCGCATTGTTCAAGTCTGAAACCATTTTTTTCAGCGATAGCGACCGTCTTTTCAGAATTTTCTTTGTAATTTTTCGCACCAAGCGCAGAAAGCACCATGATCCCACCGAGATTCAAGTGATACCTGCACCAAGCATAAAATTTATTAAAATAAGTATCGTACTTTTCACCGAACCGCCACATACCGTCATTGTGGTATAGGTTTTCCGCATCGCGCGTTATCTCAAAAAGTCTTTCTTCTGGTTTTTTTATGCACGTTGAAAGAGGATCGTCAAGTCCTAACGGGTCAATTACTCCTGATATAAGATTTATAGCATCTTGACAATTAATTACTTCGAATTTTGTCCCGTTAATCCTATCGTTTCCGCGTTCCATCATAGCATTAAAATCACTATAGACTATATCAAGCTTCCGCTGTTGGTGTTTTATCCTTATGTACTTTATCCGCACATGCTCGTTTGTTTTTTCCTTTGTCGGAAAATCTATTTCAATCCCTAAAGAATTGCATCCTGCATTATTGGCTATTTCCATGACATCGCCCGGGCCCGTAGCAATGTCAAGAAAATTGATTCCGCCTTTTAATATTTCTGGCAGATATTTATTTATATACCTCTGCACCCTCAACACGCGGTCACTATTTTCATACTTTTTCAGTACCCATGGATGAGTCATTACAGCGTCAACATCTGCGGTATCTTCGTTATAGACCAAGCGCCAATCTTCATGAAAATTTTTATCAAATGGTTTATATGGTTTATATCCATGAATGCCTAAAAATATCATGTCACTTATACGCTTCCTATGTACTACTATCGAAGGATCATTGATATTAACCGAAAAAAATCCGTCCTCTTTTCTTATAGCGACATACGGTATCTGTAATTGTTGCATCGCGCACGCAAGCGAAGGCATATCGCGCCCCTTGCCTGTTAGTTCCCAATTTTCTATCCATTTTTTCGATAATCTTTCTATTTCCGCACCCTTGCGAAACGCCCAAAATCCACCAACCAGAATAGAAAGTGGAAGCGAAGCACCGAAAAGCCTCAACGCATCGCGGTATATTTTGAAATATTTTTTCCCTTCCCGCCATGTTCCATACGATTGAAAGATAAGGCCAGTGCTATTCAATTTGTCAAACAATTTTTCAATGCCAGGTTTTTTTATTACAGAATCGCAATCTATATATATCGTTTCTTCGTAAGGTGAATATTTATAAAGTTCAATCTTCACCCGCCGATTTTCATCTGTAGGAAGATCAATTTCAATGAAATTAACATTAATTACTTTTTTCCATAATAAACTTCTCTTCTTTAAGTTCGTCAGCACTGTAATAGGACATAAAATATTTTTCCTCGATAATGCCACGGTCTGCGCTGCCACAGCATCATAATTTTCACCGAAAGCAATCATCACAATCCCACGGCTATTATGCTGCGATTGCAAAAACGTCCGCGCCCTCTCTGCATCACCCGCAAGATAGGTTTCCATAGACCTGTTTATTTTTTCAAGATACTGCGGGTTTTTATCCCAAAAGTCTTTACTATGTACCTGGTTATATTCAACGAGCTTCTTTATCATTTTCTTTGACATTTGTTCACAAAGCGCGAGCATATCCCGGACATCAATATGCTCCGGCCCCTGCAAACGGTCATTAATGCACCGCAGAACTTCGCAGATTGTTAATTTCCTGTTGTTTATATCCCGCATGCTCATTGCTTTTCTCCCTTGCCATCCAGGGCCCGCGCCGCCTTGACAAACCGGTCCCCGAAGTGGGAGATAACCGGGCTTATATCGAGGCCGAGTTCATTGAATCCAATCAGATAATTTCTCACCCTCTCCGCCATGATAACAGGAAACGGTATATGTCGGCCAGTATTACAGAAATAATGCACCCAGAGCATGTTCGGATAGCACCAGACCTCGCGGCCAGCCTTCCGGTATTTTTCCTGCAGGTAGCCGGTCTCTCCGCCAAAACCACGAAACCTTGAGTTGAACCCGAGCCATGAGGCCCGACGGCAGGCGAAAAATCCCGCGCCCGTCGCCCATATCTTATACGGCTCATCCGGCAGGTCGGCGACCCTCAGTTTTTTGTTGGCTATCTTTTCCTCAACCTTTTTTCTCTCGTCGCCTTCAAGGAGATCATACCGTTTCCGCGGGATGATATAGTCCCAGATCCCCCACATATTCGCCCGCCATACCGGAAGCCACTGCATCCCGATGTCGCGCAAATTGTTCATCAGGCACGGCCCCTGCACCAGGTCGTCGCCGCAGGGTTCTTTATCGAAGCAGCCCTGTTTCAAAAGGATATGCGAGTCCATGCAAAGCACAAACTCGCCGCGGGCCGCCTGGATGGCCGCGTTCTTCGCTGCGCTTACGCCCCGCACCTCGCACGCGCGCTCATACCGAACCACCCCGTCGCCCCGTCGCTCGACGAACTCCAGCAGCCCGTCATCGCCATAGTTGTCGGCGATCACAATTTCCTTGTCCGACATGTCGTGGTGGAGGCGTAAAGACTGCACGGTGAAGTAAACTTCCAGAAAATTATTATACGACGGCAGGCAAATTGACCAGCGGATGTTTTTAGCGCACATGAGAGCCCTCGCCTTTAGATAAACACCCTGTCTGGCCGTAGGAGGTCGAAAAATTGTTTCGGGATCGCGTCCTCCTCCGAGGCGCGGTTCTCACTCATGTGAGTGCAGTAAAGCATTATCGCGTCCTTGACCGACTCGGGAACGTCAGTCGCCGCATCACCGTAGCCAGCGACGTACCGGATTTTCACCGCGTTCATATCCCGCAGCGTTGCGGTCGGCCACGATGCGCCGTAGGCGAAGCAGATCCGCCCGGGCTCGTTGTCCGCGTCAATAAGAAAATTATTGTTAGTAGATGGCTCATCGCCGTCCTCGATGGTCGTCGTGGTCAGCGGGTCATCGAACTTTTCATACAGCGTTGTCACCGCGTTCAGATAATCATAGTATTTAATCGACTTGACCCAGACAAGCGGCGGCCGTGGCAGATATATAGGGACCGCCGGGAACTGGTCGAAGGAAAGCTCGAGGGTCTGCGCGATATACGCCCGACGTTGGAAATTTTCCGCGGCCTTCCGGGCCGAGGCAATCCACTGCTCAATCAGGGCATCCTCCACGTCGTAGGAAATACGCGCGTGGAGTTTGACCTCATCGGCCGTCACCGGCTCTATGGCTGGCGGCGTGATTATTCTGAGGTGCCCGAGCATTATTAGGCACCCGACGTGGTAGTGTACGGATCGGCAACCGTGATGTATGCGCCATCATCCATCGCGATGTAATAGATGGTCCACTTTATCTCGCCGGTATTTTCTGCGGCGCAATCAAGGTCAATGGTCCCTTCTCCTACGATAATTTCTGCTGCCTGAGGGACAAGCGCCCCATTGCTCGCGACCATGGCATTGCCCACCGTCCCGGTTATGCCATACAGCGTCCCTACTGCATCAGCAGAGATGTTGTTCGCTCCGCACAGGTCGACGGCGCTGCCGCCCGTTGGATTTGCCGTTAACTTCGTGTTGTTCGCCTGCGTTTCAATTACGACGGTCACCTCGCCGATTATCTGCGTGATAGCAACTCGGCCGCCGACGACGTTGAAGAGAGGGCAGGTGCTGTCCTGCGGAAGCATGTCAGCGTCCCTCGAAACTGATAGTCCATATTTAGCAAGGCGGGCGCAGCGTGACTCATTGTATGTTGCCATGGTATTTCCTTTTCTTTGAAAAGCCAGCGGGTATTACCCCGCCAACCATTTTAAGCAGCCTCGACGTATGCGCCGTCGTCAAGCGGCACGTAAAACACTGACCACTTTGTTGAGATTGTTTTCGCCGCGGAGCTCGTAAGCTCAATAGCGCCGGCGGGAAGTATTAAATCTCGCACCATGCTCTGTATCGCCCCGGCGCTAACGCCATACATCGCGTCAGCAACGGCGCCAGTGATACATAACAGCGTGCCGACCTCTTGCGCATTGGCCGCAACCACAGTGTCCAACACCGCGGTGGTCCCGACATCAGGATTTGACTGGAGCTGAATGTTCGTTGCGCCTGAGGCCCCGACGGTTATTTCGCCGACGACGCCCCGAAGAACGACCCGGCCGCCCTTAATATTGAAAAGCACGTGGGTCGCAATACCCCCGGTTTCAGCGGCGGCACGGTCAACGCGTTTGCCGATAGTCAGCTCGGCAAAAGATTTTAATGGATTAAGTTGAGACATTGGTTTTCTCCTTTGTGAAAAAAAATGAACTATCCTTTCTTATTAAGCGGCCTCGACGTATGCGCCGTCATCAACCGGCACATAAAACACCGACCACTTAATAGTGACGGTCTCGGCCCCAGAGCTCGTGGCCTCGATCCCGCCCGCTGGCAGAACCAGGTCGCGAAGCGGCCCCTGTGCCGCGCCAGCGCTCACGCCGTAGATAGCGTCACCGACCGCGCCGGTTGGCACCAGCAACGTCCCGATCTCAAGCCCGCCAAGGGCAAGCACATTGCTCACCACCGCGGTCGTGCCGACATCAGGATTTGACTGGAGCCGGAGGTTCGTGGCCCCGGAGGCGGCGGTAGTGATCTCCCCGACCAGGAGATGAATAGCAACCCGGCCGCCCTTGATATTGAAAAGCACGTTGGCAGCAGCGCTTCCGTTTACCACCGCCTTATCCCTATCAACCCTTTTACCGATGGTCAGTTCAGTAAAAGATTTCAATGGGTCAAGCTGAGACATGATTTTCTCCCTTGTTGTTTTTAAAAGGGCCGGTTACCCGGCCCGTTAACTGGCCTTAATTCGGTCAGCCCTTGTAGTACGTGTCCTCTACCGCGACGGCGCTGAGGATATTTCCCGAATTCCCACCGGCAGTCAGATGAATGCCGAGATATTTCCCTGTCGGGATGATGTTCGCCGGAACCTCGAACACGACGAAGTTCTTCAGGAGCCCCAGGCCATTGTAAGTGTTCGGGATGGTGCAGGCCTTTGCGTCGGTCTGCCGGACGCCGTTGAGATAGACAGGAACGTTCTCCGTCAAGACGGCCGTGTTCGTTCCCGCCGCATCGTCGGCGGTCGACAAGGTCATTATCATCGCGGTACCGTGGCCGGTGGTTATCTGGCATACCACCGAAATCGTCCTGACCCCGGCAGTAGGGAGAATGTCAAGTTCCGTGGCGGAATCCCCCGCCCTTGCATGCTGGATAGACTGCAACTTAAACTTCTCTGCGATCGAGCTCATAGTTAATTCCTTTCCTTATGTTGCAGGGACCAGCCTCAGCCGGCCCCTTGGTTTACTGTTTGCCTATCTTGCCGCGAGCGCGACGTACGGAGAGACCGAGAACGACGCGTTCGCCTTGCTCACCACCGGTGCGTTCGTGTACGGGGTCCCGTTGAACCGATAACGGAACCTGAAAACCTGCTCGTCATACATGAACTGCACATGGATCGACGTGTCGGACTCGATGCCGCCCTTGTCGATGCCGATGTAGTCGGCCATGTCGGCCAGCAGGATGTCGCCGGCGTCGCCGAGCTTGGAGCACTGTTCGACAGGAATGACCGGACGACCCATAAGGGTCATGTACGGGGAACCCGAGACCCCGCCTGCCGGCAGGAACACCGGCACGCCGCCGGTCCCGACCGTCTGGCTCATCGTCATCAGCTCAGGCTGGCACTCCTGGTTGATGTACCACACCGCCCGCGTCTGCGCAGCGGGAGCGAGCCGAGACCACATCTTGATGATGTTCTGAAAAACGATCGTGTCCGCCGCCTGGCCGTTTTCCTTCGCGACGCTTATGAGCGCCGGGCAATTGAAAACGCCGAGCGGGTTTCCGACCCCGGAGCCGTTGAATATCGCATCGTCGAGGACGAACGCCATCTCGTCGGAGTACACCTTGCGGATGAACCCTTCGAGTGCCGTTCCGTCCATCATCAGCTCGTCGGTCACATAGCAGAACGCGAGGAGCTTCTCGAGCTTGAGCGTGATGTTCCGCATCTTCGGCTTCGTCGCCGTTCCGAGCGTGCCCTCGTTCGCCCAGTAAGCCCGGGCGCCGCCGAAACGTGAACCGTTCGCACGGGACGTCTCCGCGATCGCGTTCATACTGATACCGTTGGAGCCCGGACCGATGGGGATCATCGTGATGCGGGAAATTGACGTCGACTTCTGCATGATGGATTCCATCAGGCTTTTCACGAAGGTCGGATTCACCATAAATCCGCCGTCGGAGCTCACCGCGACGCCCATCCCGGTGGCGACATTCTGCGGAGAGTGATCAGGCATAAGCCTGGGGTCGATCACCGCGTTCGACGGGTCGTACGCGTTCTTGACGGCAACCAGGAACTCGCCGAAGCTGTTCCACGGCTTGCGGCCCTGCAGTCTCACGTCGGCGACAGGCGCCGGGGTGACGGAAGCCTTCAGCCCGTCCTTGATACTCTGGACCTTTTTCTCCCGTTCGGCCGCGTTTTTCCACTTCTGGACGTCCTTCTCCAGCCCGTCGAAAACCGTCTGCTCCTCGTCGGTGAGATCTCTCTTCTCCGCTTTCGCGGCGTCCAGCAGAGCCTGAATTTTGTTCATGGCCTCCTGGATAAGTTCGGCATAATTCATACCAGAACCCCTTTCTTTAAGGTTAAAAATTTATGGTTCGCGTTGATTAGTCGTGGTTTACCCGCATCGGCAGGCACAACGCTGAACCTGGCCTTGGGGAATGATTTAAATTTTTCGATGTCGACCTCGACGCCATTGACGATAAACTTCTGCCCGTCGAGGCATGCTTTAATTTCCTGTTTCTCCTCGAGGATATCAGAGAACCCCAGGTTTTTCGCCTCGGTCCCGGTCATCCATGTCTCTTCGTCCATCATTCTCGACAATTCACTCTCGGGTTTCTTGGTCTTTCCCGCATACGTGGAGAGGATGGATAGTTTTGCGCGATCGAGGATCTCGGCCTCTTTCCGCATATCCGCAGCGGAACCGCAAGCACAACCCCACGGATTATGTATCATCATCAGCGCGTTCTTCGGCATGATGATTTTGTCAGCCGCCATCACCACCACTGATGCTATCGAGGCCGCAAGGCCGTCGATGTAGGCTGTGACGGTCGCCTCGAGCCGGTTTATGATGTTGTAGATGGTTAAACCCGCGAAGACGCCTCCGCCCGGTGAGTTAACGAAAAGATTAATGGCCTTCAGCTTTTTCAGCTTCGCCACCTGGTCCTTGAACCACGACGGGGTGACATCCTCATCCATCCACTTCTCCTCGACAATAAGGCCGTAGATGTATATTTCCCCCGCATCGTCGCCCTTATTCAGCACCTTAAACCATTCTGGGTTCATAGTTCTCTGCTCGCTTTAATGAGGTTTTCTATCTCCCGCACTATTCCCGGATCCGGCGGGGTTTGCTTCGGCAGTTCCTTTCCGGCCTCGATCATATTTATCGGCTGCAGGTAAATATCGCCGTTCGGGATTTTATTCATATTCAGCAGCCGACGGATGTCGTTGACCGATAGCCAGCCCCATTGCCGACCGGCCGCGAACGCCTCGGCCATACTTTTTGAATCGCCACGAAGCAATGCGTTAATGTTAAACTCGAAATAATAGCCATCTGCTCGCTGTTTCTGCGTCAGGAGTTGTGCGTTTACGCACTCTTCGGCCCGTTTGAAGTGCGGGAGCATGGTGTACATCACAAATTCGAGGCTCTGGTGCTCGATGTTATTGTTTGTCGCTTTGTCCAGATTCTGCACGAGGTGGAGTGGCACGCGGCAAAAACGGCAGATGTCCTCGACTTGGAATTTCTTGCTTGACAGGAGCTCAGCATCGACCATTTTCAGCTCATAAGGCACAAATTTCAGCCCATCCTCAGCAAGAATGGGCTCCCCCTTCGACGCCATACTCTGATAACGCTCCCTTAGGTCCTTTTTCAGCCGCTCATATGCCTCATCCCGAAGATGCCCTGGATGCTCAAAGGTCCCGCTCGGGAATGCACCATTCTCGAAATATTTCTGCGCGAACCGTTC